GCCCAATTGATCGGGTTATGCCACTGGCCCGTCGTCCAGTCCCACTGCGTGCCCCGATGGAAAAAGCCGCTGTCCTGCCCGGCCTGGTCGCCCGGTTGCGTGCCCGTCCCCGTGAACGTCCCGGCCGCATCGAACCACTCGCGGGGGTAGTACGTTTTCTCGCCGCGAATGGTGCGCCAGTAGCGGCCGGACGCGTCCTGATTAAAGTCGCTCAGGCTCAGGGGATGGCCCAGATTCGCGAGCCCTTCCGTCGTCAGCGGCGTGAGCCCGTACGGTTCTTTGGTCGTAGCCATGCCCTACACTCCCGTCCGCCGCGCCCAGCCGCGCGTCGCGTCGAACCCCACCGCCGTCAGGAACGCCGCGTCCCGATCGTCCCCGCTCGTCACCACGAGCAGCGGCGCCCGCCGCCGGACCGCCCAGTCCTCGAACGCTTGCAGCAGCCGGATCCCGACCCGCGCCCGCAACCACAGCGGCGGCTCCATCCACCAGAACAGGTCACACGCGAACCGCACGCGCGTCGCCGGATGCGTCAACGCCGCGACACTCAGCACGCCCACGACGACGTCGTGCAGCGTCGCAATCAGCAGCCGACTGTCCTCGGTCGCCGGCGTCGCCTGCGCGGTGGCGAACGGGTCGAGCTCGTACGCGCTCTGGCTCAGCGTCCCGCTGAAGACCGACGCGGTATACCGGCCCGCTTGCGCCACGACGGCCGGCACGTCCGCCAGCGTCGCGTAGCGCACGACGACGCCGCCGCCTTCCACGAGCACCGCGCCCGGCGCGTCACTCATGCGAGTTGCTCCACGCGCACCTCGAGGTCATAGCGCATCTGTCCCGCCGTCGTGCTGCTGTAGGCGACCGCGACCGTGAGGTCCGAGGGCGCGCGGCACCGCAGCAGCTTCGTGTCGGACTGCCACGCCGTGGTCGTGTCGAGCGTCAGCGCCGCGCCGCTGTAGGTCAGCGGCTGGCCGTCGAGATCGACCCCGCCGATCGTCACCGTCAGCGACGACGCCGCGCCGTCCGCGCGCGTCTTGCGCACGTACCACGTCACGCGATACACGCCCGGCGTCGGCGTCGTATAGACCGCGGTCGTCGGCAGCGCCGCGGTCTGCCCAGCGGCCACCGTCGAGAACGCCGCGGTGGCGCCGGTCTGCGCCCAGCCGTCCACGAGCTGCTGCCAGCGCAGCCGCATGAACGTGGTGATCGTGCCGTCCTTGACGTCGGCAATCGGCGTATTCGCGGGAATCGGCGGCAGCGCGCGCGGCATTCATGCGGCCTCGATGTTGTTCAGATACGCGTCGACCACCCGGAACGGCACCGGGTCGCTATAGGTGAATTCCGCCACGGCATGATTGAAGAGGCCGAGGCGCGTCCAGTAGACGCGCGTGCGCCAGGCCCCGGCGGCGCCGGTCGAGGCCTGCAGCTCGTTGCTCCAGGTGCGCCCGCCGTCGTCGCTGACGCGCAGCAGCACCGTCGGCGGCGCGCCCTGGCCGCTCTGCACGCCCAGCCCCACGTCCATCAGCAGCTCGAGCTGATCGATCGGCGCGCGGCGCTTCTCACTGAGCAGGGCGGGCGTGCGCCGCAAGCGCCGGATGCCGGTCCCGTCGAGCTCGGTGGCGAACGCCGCATCCATTTCCGCGATGAGGCCCGTCGTCCGATCGCCGACCAGGTGCTTCCCGAACGCCATCACATGCGCGCGCGGTTGCCAGATGGCGTAGGTGCCCGTCGCCGGATTCCACTTGCCGCGGCGGGTCCACGACTGCTCGACGCTGTCGTAGCTCCAGGTGCCGCCACGCGGAAAGGTGATGTTGGTGAACAGGTGCGCGTCGGTCTGGTGGTGGACGATCTCGGTATCGGCGAGCCCGCCGTTGCGCGAGTAGGTGGTGACGGCCGACGCCATCGCGCGCGACGACAACGATTCGGGCGGCCCGCCGTGCGTCATCACGAGCAGCCCTTGCCCGGCTTGATTGCGCGCCAGCCAGACGTTGCCGGCCTGCGCGACGGCGTAGGCAAACGGCCCGACGATCCCGATCACCCCGACCAGGCCCGAGAGCGGCGCCCACGGCTGCGTGCCTTGGCCGGTGTTGTACCAGACTTCGAAGCTGTCGGTTCCGATGAGCCAAATCAGATTGTTCTGGTCGACGAACATCGCCAGCCACGGATCGGCAAACAGCGAGCGCTGGAAGAACTGCCCCGCGTTCCACACCGTCAGGTTGTTGAGGGCCGACAGATTGACCTTGCCGGTCGTGCTGTTGAAGGCGAGGCCGAAGCCCGAGGCATACGCGATGTGCGTGTAGCCGCCGTTCAAGTACGGGCCGGTGAGCGTATTGGTGGTCAGATCGTAGGCGTAGATGTTGCCACCGCTGGCAATCCCCATCTGCCCGCCGATGACGCCGTTGTAGGCGAGTTGCGCCGGGTTCGCGTCGAGCGAGACCGTCCCGCGGCGAATCGCCCCCCCGAACACCGTGAACTCCCAGAGCCCCGCGCCGATGATCGCGAAGAGCCGATTGTTGGCGATCGACACCATGGCGCGCGTGCCGACATCGCCGGTCGCCACCCCCCACGGCTGAAAGCCCGGCGTCGGCAGCAGCGCGGCCTGGCTCGCGGCGTCGGCCGGCAGGCGTTCGACATACAGATTCACGGTATCTTCGATGGCCCCGCTCAGCGCCTGCGCGACGCCCGTCCCGCCGACGAAGCCCTTCCACGGCGGCATCAGGTCACCTGGCCCGTGCGGTAGTCGTAAGTACCGCCGCGCCCGCCGGGCACCCCGCCATCGCGCGTGTCGGCGTCATTGACGCGCCCGATGTTGCTGCCGAAGACGTCGGCCAGGCATTCGGTGAGCGCCGCCTGGGAGGCCGCTGAGAACTCACGCGCGAAACTCGGCGCCGCTTTCTTCGCGGTCCACAGGCGCAGCAGTTCGCTGTAGCCCTGCGGGAGGTCGAGACTGTCGGTGTCGGCGACGGCCACGATCTCGAGCTCCGTCTCCAGCGAGACGATATTGACCAGCGAGGCCAGCGGCCAGAAGTAGAGCGCGCCGAGGGGCCAGGTCGGGTTGTACCAGAGCCCCTCGGGGTACGGACTCATCAGCGAGGGCAGCGTCTGGCCCAGTAGCCACGCTTCGGATTGCAGAGGGATCGACCGGTTCACCGACGACCCCGGCGCGACCGACATCCACGCGCGCCGAATGCGCACCGGGCGCCGCGGCATGTCGCATTGCCCCGTCGGCCCGATCGTGTACGCGGCCTGGCCCGGCACCAGCGTCAGAGCCACCGCCTGCACCGCATAGAGCGCATTGGGCGTCACCGGGAGCCGTTCGATCACTTCGTTCAGGAGATTCAGACAGAGCGCCTGATCTTCGGCGCGCACGACGTCGCCCCCGCGTGCCACGCGGATCTCCGTCAGCGCGCCGTAGATCAGGTCGGTGACCGTCACCAGCATGGGGTGTGACGACGCGTTACTCGCGCGCGCGTCGGCGCGACTCGGCCTCGCGGGCCGGCGCCGCCGTGAACGTGAACGTCAGCGGGGCACTCGGCGCGCCGTCGCCATTGCGCACGGTCACCGGCACCGCGTCGGCCCCGAGCCACAGGCTCATGTCGACGCCCGTCGTCACCTCGGTCGGGGACACGAGCGTCGTCGGCTCGTCGTGGCCGGCGAAGACGATCACGCTGTCGGGCGTGAAGCCGGCGCCCTGGACATGCAGCGTGAACGACGGCGCCCCGAGCGCGACGCTGTCAGGCGCGAGCGCCGTCAGCGCGGGCGCCGCCCCCGCCCCCGCCCCCGGCGCGTTGACCGCATCCGGCCAACTCCACTGGCCCACGCCCTCGCCCATGACGACGTCGTCCACGAGATCCGGGCCGCCGCCAAAGACAAACAGCCGCACCGTGCCGTCCTCGCGGACGGCCTGAATAACGGCCGGCACCACGATCGCGGGCTGGTGCGGACTCTCCACGATGTGATACAGCACGATGCGCCCGAGGTTTGGGCCTTGCTCGACAGCGGTGCGGGCGCGGTGCGCCGTCGCGCGATCCGGCACCGGGGGCGGGGCGGGCACGGGGAGGGGGTCGGTCACGGGTTCCGTCACAGGTTCAGTTACGGGTGCTGTCGTCATGGCTGCCTCGCTGTTCATTCACCACGGCCGCCGCATGCGGCCACCTATCGTTTCCGGGTCGGGGGCGTCGACGGCGGGCCATCGGACGGCGCCGCCAACGCGTCCGCCCGCGCCACAGACCAGCCGTCGGCAATCGCGCCCGCGACCTCGTCCGCGTTCTTAACCACGATGTAGAGCGGCCCGCCGTCCTCTGCGGTGCCCGCCTTATGCATATGCTTCGGCCACTCCATGAGTCCCAGCCCGAGCGGGTCCGTCACGGACACCGGCGGCTTCAGTTGGTCGAACGCCATTCCCTCGGCCATCGTGTGCTCCTCAAAGAGTGGTCACGGTCGCCATGGCGGAACCACTCGGCGGCCCGTGCCGCCATGGCGACCGTGCGTGTCGGTGCTAGCCGCAGGGAATCACGACCGCGCACTGTTCCGCGAGGCCGATGCCGAACCCCCACGTCAGATCGAAGCGCGTCGTCAGCGACGAGGTCCGGTTGTCCCAGTCCTGAATCAGCCGGATCGCGAGGCCGGTCTTGGGATCCTGATACTGCTTGCAGAACTCGGCCTTGGTCGGTTCCTCAAGCTTCTTGCCGGCGATGAAGAACGCGCCGGGATAGAGCCCGAGGCCGAGCTTGCCGACCTTCCCCGACGGCGACGTCGTCCCCGGCCAGAGCGTCAGCGCCGCGCTCGGCGCCGGCAGCGCGTCGACGTTCTGATAGTGGCTGCCCGGCCCGTAAATGGGCGGATAGACGGTGATCGT